AAACAAAAAGTAGATTACATACAAACAACAGTAGATTTTTTAGACAGAACAATTAGACAAATATCAAATCGTGGTTTTGCTATTAAAAATGCTATTGATTGGCGTAAGTTTACTAGTGGCGCTATTTAATGTTTTTAAATTCTGTTCATTTTATAAAAGAAAAAGCTTTCACACAATCATTTTGTGAAGATATAATGAAGATTGGTGGTCAAAAGAAATTAGAATTTGCCAAAGTTGCTGACGGTAATCAGGTTAATAGAAAGTCTTATATATCTTGGATTGATGATAAAAAACTTTCTACACAAATATTTGAAGTAATAAAATCTATTAACGAAAAAACAAAATGGAATTTTTCACTTACAGAGTTAGAGCCGTTACAATATACAAGTTATAGTTTAAGAAACTTTTATGATTTTCATATAGATAGTCATATAAAACCCTATAAGAATAAATTAATAAGAAAATTAAGTTTTACTATATGTTTAAATGATGATGAAACAGTAAACAATAATTATACGGGTGGCGATTTTGAAATCTGTATACCTCACCCATACCATAATAAGAACAAATATTTTAGATTTAGAAAAGTATTTAAACAAGGAACTATGATTGTTTTCCCATCACATATATGGCACAAAGTACACCCTATTACTTCTGGTACTAGAAAAGTATTAGTTGGTTGGGTTGTAGGAAAATCTTTTGTATAATGACAACAACCAGATATTTAATCATAGATAAAGTTAATGAAGTCTATCTTAAAATAGAAGCAGACGCTGATATTCGTAGAGAACTTGGAGAGTTTTTTACGTTTGAAGTACCTGGTTATAAGTTTATGCCTCAATATCGTAATAGAGTTTGGGACGGTAAGATTAGATTATTCTCATATGCTAATGGTAAAATATATGCTGGTCTATATCCTTACATACTCGATTGGTGTAAAAATAATGATGTTCACGTTGTTGATGGTACAAAGATTAAAGAAACTAAAGTTGATGATACAAAGTTAGATAATCTAATCAAAGCTTTAAAGTTACCTTTTGAAGTAAGAGATTATCAAAAAGAAGCTTTTAAGTATTCAGTACAAAAAGATAGATGTTTACTTGTATCGCCTACAGCATCTGGTAAATCTCTCATAGTCTATCTTATGTTGATATATAACCTATTACGACTGAAAGATACTAAACAAGACAAAATCCTGATTATAGTGCCCACTACATCGCTTGTAGAGCAGTTATTTAAAGACTTTAAGGACTATGGTTATAATAGTGATCGTAATGTACACAGAATCTATTCTGGCCATGAAAAAGAAACAAACAAAAGAGTGATTATATCTACATGGCAATCTATCTACAATTTACCCAAAAAATGGTTCGAACAATTTGGTATGATAATTGGCGATGAAGCACACTTATTTAAAGCTGTGTCGTTAACTAAATTAATGACTAAACTAGAAAAATGTAAATACAGAATTGGTCTTACTGGTACTTTAGATGGTACTAAAACACACAAACTTGTACTAGAAGGTTTGTTTGGTACAGTTAACAAAGTTGTATCTACAAGTGAATTACAACAAAAGAAACAACTTGCAGATTTAAAAATTATGTGTTTAGTATTACAGCACGATCAGATAGCTCGTCAGTTTTTAAAAGAAAAATCGTATCAGGAAGAAATGGATTATTTGGTTTCTAACGAAAAAAGAAATAAATATATAAGGAATCTATGTCTTTCATTACAAGGCAATTCTTTATGTTTATTTCAATATGTTGAAAAGCACGGTGAGATTCTTAAAGAATTAATCGAAGATAAAGCACAGAATAGAAAAGTGTTTTATGTACACGGAGGTGTAGATGCTGATGTTAGAGAAGATATTAGAGCTATTACGGAGAAGTCCGATAACGCTATCATTATTGCTAGTTATGGTGTCTTTTCCACTGGGGTTAATATTAGGAATCTTCACAACATTATTTTCAGTTCCCCTAGCAAATCTCGTATTAGAAATTTACAATCTATTGGTCGTGGCCTTAGGTTAAAAGATAACAACTCATCTGCAACTTTATATGATATTGCTGATGATATATCTTATAAAGACAAAACTAACTATACGTTACAGCACTTTAAAGAACGTATAAATATATACAATGAAGAAGATTTTAATTATGAAATCCATAACGTGGAGTTAACTAATGGTAGCAAAACAAGAAGTTAATCAAATAAAGATAATCAAACTTATCAACGGTGATGATATAGTTTGTATTTTACCTAAAGAACAGCTTACAGCTAAATCTCCTTTGTTGAGATTATCAAAACCATTGCAAGTTAAATATGTTCCACAACTCACACCTCAAGGTATAAAAGATTATATTGCTCTAATCAAATGGGTAGGGTATTCCACTGATGAAATTATAACTATTCCAAAAGATAAAATTATGACTATAACAAACGCCACTAACTCTATGTCTAAAAGTTATGATCTGATTGTAAAAGATTATGATAAAGAAAACTTAAAAACACTTGACAACTCCAAGTATGAAAAAGAACGATTGACTGATGAAAAGAACAGAGAGATTAATGAAATATTTGATGACTATGAAGATGAAGAATTTGATGGAACTTATAAGAAGATACTACACTAACTTATAGTATCCTCTATTAACGCTCAACACGCTTAGTATATAATAATTTTGGTAAAAAGTCAATACTGATTTGAAGATAAAATGAATAAAAGTGAATGGATAATAAAAGTTACTTATAATAGTGATAATTGGAAAAAATATTGTGAACTTACCTACCATTTTAAAGGCACTCCTAAAACACTCGAAAAAAGAATTTGGAAACACTATAATGAAAAGTATGAAAACTATGGTAAAGCAGAAGCTGTAGTAGTAGAATTAATTACAGAATAATTAGCTAAAAACATTGACAATTTAATGAAAGTATAGTATATTAACATCATGGCAGCAAAAAAAGAACATTACGTAAATAACAAAGATTTTTTAGAGGCAATGACAGCCTACAAAAAAGAAGTAGATAAAGCGAAAAGACAAAAAAAAGATAAACCACTAGTATCAGATTATATTGGTAGTTGTTTTTTAAAGATAGCGAATCACTTATCGTATAGACCTAATTTTATTAACTATACATTTAGAGATGATATGATTAGTGATGGTATCGAAAACTGTTTACAATATTTGGATAACTTTAATCCAGAGAAATCAAACAATCCTTTTGCTTACTTTACACAAATAATTTATTACGCCTTTATTAGAAGAATTCAAAAAGAAAAGAAACAAACTACAATCAAACATAAGTTAATTATGGATAATAACTATGATGATGTAGCACTTCAACCAGGCGATGATGGAGAGTTTAAAAACCAGTTTAGAGAATTTTTACAAAAGAATATAAAGATGGAAGAACCTGTAAAAAAAGAAAAGCCTAAAGCTAAAAAGAAAAAGAAAGCTAAAGCTACCCTAAACTTCTTTGGTTAATTATGAAAATAGCGTTACTGAATGATACGCACTTTGGTGCGAGAAACGATAGTCCAGCATTTCTGGATTACTTTATGCGTTTCTATAATGAGATATTTTTTCCATATCTAAAAGAACATAATATTAAAACATTTGTTCACTTAGGTGATGTGGTTGATAGAAGAAAATTTATCAACTTTAAAACAGCACACACCTTTAGACAAAAGTTTATGAAAAGATTATGGGAAGAAGGTATTGATACTCATATCATACTAGGTAACCACGATACTTATTATAAGAATACAAATGAAGTAAATGCAATCACAGAATTGTGTACGACCTATGATGGTAAACATGAACCTTGGATATATGATAAAGCTCAAACTGTTAATCTAGGTGGTTTAGATATATTGTTTATACCTTGGATATGTGATGAAAACCATGAACACTCTATAAAAGAAATAGAAACTACTAAAGCACAAGTGGCGATGGGTCATTTAGAAGTTAAAGGATTTGAAATGCACAATGGTGCTTTCAATAATCAAGGTTTAGACAAATCAATATTTAAAAGATTTGAAAAAGTTATATCAGGTCACTTTCATAAAAAATCTGATGATGGTCAAATATATTATTGTGGCGCTCAATATGAAATTACATGGTCAGATTATAAATGTCCAAAAGGGTTTCATATCTTTGATACAGAAACAAGAGAACTAACAAGAGTACCTAATCCAATTAGAATACATAAGAAACTTGTTTACAACGATAAAGAAGAAGACTACTCAAAAAAGAATTTAGAACAATTTAATAACACATTTGTAAAAGTATTTGTCACAAATAAAACAAACGAAGAAATGTTTAATAATCTAATTGATAGATTACATAATACAATAGATACACATGAAGTTAATATTATAGAAGATTTAACTAGTGATATTACAGCATCTGTTAAAGAAAACATATTAGAGCAAGGTG